TAGCAGAGATTTTGTATGGGTAGAAGATGTAGCAAAAACCGTGTTTCATCTACTCTACACTAATTATCAACCCGGAGTATATGATTTAGGCTCAGGAAATTCGGTTAGTTTTGATAGGATATCGGAACAGTTAATAGATACCGTAGGATACGGTGATAAAAATTATATAAAAATGCCAGATGATCTATCTAAGCAATATCAAACTGGCACAACGGCGAACAATAGAAATCTTCAAAAAATCAATGTTGCCACTGAAGATTTCTTGCCTATAGAACATGGTATTTCTAAATATTTAGAATTTCTAGCATCCGATCGTTATTATTGATTTAGACTTTTCAATTTACTGTCTAGTTTTTTTCTGAGAGACAGAATATCTTGCTTCATATCCGAGCCCATCGACGGCATCTGTTTGGTGTAAATCATCTCCATGTGCATGCTGTCTAATTTTTTTATTTCTGCAATCAGTTTGTTCAGCAGTTGTTGAGACTCTTGTTTGGCTGGACCGTCGGGCATTGTGTCAATGGCTGTGCGATATCTTGCACAGTCTTCTTGAAATCTAGTAGATTTAATCAGTGATGACATTTTCTAACTCCATAATAGTTTCAATTTTTGTTTTTATTATTGAATTATTTAATGTGGCCTTAAGACCGTTATGCAACTGTTTAGGCAACTGTTCTAGATGACTCCAACAGATTGTATCTGCGGCCTGTGTTAAAAATTCATCTTCGACTAGACAAACATACGTTCCGTATTCAAATCCACGATCTTCTGAGAGATACAATTCAATCGGCAGTATACGACCTTGGCTGTATTTTGACAGCAGCGAATCAGAATCTTCTAACAACGGTCCAGATCTTGCAAATGTAGGCACAGTCCATTTACTATCTTCTAAAATTAATAGTATACGTCCTGTGGTTTTAGCTAAGAATAATAATCCGGCACGCTGTTGCATGTGCTTACTTATCAACCGATGATCTTGAAGTTCCACTCTTCTGGTCTATACTCACCTTCGAACGCCTTGATCCATTGTTCCCCGTCCCACTTGTACTTGATGCCAGTGCGGATATTTTGAATATATGTGGGAACAAAATCTTCACCTGCAATATCCGCAGCTTCGAGAGAATTATCTACAGGATTCCAAATCGTAGTCCAAGTCTGTCCAGTCCATTCTACTATAGAGTTAGCTGTGATCACTGGATCTGTGCCGTCTTGATTCTCCCATGAACTATCATTGTTGCTGGGATCACGCCATGCCTGTGGACCACGATACGGAATATTAGTGCTGTCTGCAGGATTAGAAGGAAGATTGATAAATCCACCGCGATTCTCACTGTTGTTAACATCATCTAACATCAAAAATCTCAGTCCCAGCGGTATCTGTGCATGCGATCCGTATACTTCCAGGGGATTATATTTGTAGGGATCTATAATTGCATCCACAGTACCTCGATCAGCAACACCGAGGATGGAACTGGCAATGTCGTCGTTCTCGGGATACGTGTCTGCATCTAAGGTCACAGTAAGTATACTTTGATCTAATGGATTGATCACGAAGGTGCCAACTATTTCATAACCGCTGGCTTTCTTAAAATACACTTCACTGCCGGGCATGTATCCACCTTGCACATTTAGTATGATATTCCAATCGATCGGTTCACCGTTTTTTATTTCCTTTTCATCGAGACCCAATGCTATCACTGCCTCTAACGGATTTACAAGAGTAAGATCATATTGATTGTCGTTGGGATTACCGGTATTTGATTTGAATAGTAAGACGCTATACCTGTCATACGGTTTAATAACAGTTCTGATAGTAACTGCATTATCATAAATCAAATCTTCTAGATTTGCCACAGCTCCGTCATCAGTAAACACATTAGCTACAATACTCTGTACAATGCCTAGTTTTTTCACTTTTGCTGGCGGTGATATATACACAGGCATTTCAAATTCTAAACTACATATATCTATATCTGATTCTGCACCTTGAGGTATTGTCCTGCTGGAGAAAACTGTGCTGGTCAAATACATGGCGCTGAGGCTAGTCCAGTCTATGTAGTTGTCGGTGGTCTGCAGTTCTAAACTGGGATTAAACAGAACTAATATCTGTTCTAATAATTGAAGTTTTTGATCTGTATTTGATGTCCATATGTCCGCTTTCATCTTTAATTTAAACGGTGTAGGCAATAATCTCTCTACTGTGTAACTGCCTCCCTGTGCACCTGTGTATTCTCTAGTGCCGCTAGCATCAGTAAATCTACGTTCTCGGATGTGTATTTTAGATATAAATGTAGGGTCACTGAGTCTGTCCGTATCCATTTCAATGCTTGTAATATAACAGGCTATTCGTGGTACGGTAGGCATTTTGTTTTCTGAATTATCTTTGACGATGCTGGCTACCTGTCTAGTAAGGTCACCATACATCACAGGTATCTGTCGTTGATCACCGTCACCTGCTTGATACTTGAATCCAATGAACACACGCATAAACTGTGTGACATAGCGTCTTATCTGTCCGTCGTAGTGAAAATCCATTATTCGTCTGCCTCAGGTCTAAGAGCCTTGCTGAGGCCCTGTTTTTGTTTGACTACGTGACCGTCGATGGTGCTCACAGTAGGGTTATTGATAAATGTAGCTTTTTGTGTTTGTCTCACATCTTTGCCTGCAAATGTACCTGTGGCCACATCACTGGCTCCGAGATTGCTCATAGTCATGCGTACATTATCTTCAAACTTGCGCCATCTTGCCCCGTCAAATCTAAACAGCCTGTTAGGCAGATAATCTGTGCGCAGAGCAAACTGACCATTAACCGGATTATTCGGAAACGAAATACCTGCGGTGAATGGAGCACCATTAGGTGGAACCCCGTCTTTGGTTAGATAACCTTCATAGCCATCGCCGTCTACAGGTAGCAATACTGTGCTAGCAGTCTGTCCTACATATATAGGATTGCCATCTGTGTCGAACTGAGGAATCCCATCTTCGTCAGTGGCTTGTGTGGCAGCATCTACAGTAACCTGTGTGGCATCTACACTGGCTAACTCAGCTGTTCCATCATCGGTTCTCTGCAAGGTATAATACTTACTAGTATCATAACCACTGCGAGGTGCATCAGCCTCTGCTTGATTCAGTACCGCAGCAGTGATCTGCATTTCTTTTTCGTAGGTACTGATCACATCTCTCAGGGTATCTGCTAATGCAAAATAAGTGATATTAGGAGGAGCAACGCCAGTGACTTCTTGTATAACTTGATATTTTTTACCATCAGCTGCTAATACCACATCGCCTGGATAGTAGGTGATGTTAGAATTATATGTGCCTTGATAGGATTCGCTGTTAGCAATACCATCTAAAATCTGTTTGAATTCTTGGCTGTCGACCAGCGGCTTGCATTTGACACGATATAGATGCGGATACCATGTAGCAGAAAATCCTTCCGCTGCTCTAGTAACTTCTTCTATCACAAAGAAACGTTTCAGTGCAAATGTTAAATCATTGAGAGCATATTCATCTTTGAGATGGGGAAGTTCTATAACATCTCCTGCTATGATTTTTCTACCCAATTTTTCCACAGTGTCTGTGATATGAAATGTGATAAAAATAGTATCATTCTGCAGAAACAGACCAAACTGACTGAGGTTAAAATCTATGTCAGAGATATTGTATACCCCGCGCATCACATATATGTCAGGATCGTACTTGCGATCGCGATTTTCTAAAAACAACAGATCCTGTATGTTTGCTACATTATCAGTGGCGTAGTTAGGAGTACTGGGAGTATCACCCTGTATTGCAGCACCAGTGCCTATGTATCTGTGCACCAGCACATCTGTGCCGCCAACTTGAAACATTTCCCAAGCATTGCGATCTATAAATTTGAAATCATTGCCCTTTTCGGGCCTGTAAAGAGAGAGTCTTGGCATAGTCATATATTTACCGCTGTAATAAATACTAGCATGAGCACATCAGATCAAGCCAAAAACTCCGTTTACGACTTTTGCAAGACCATGCTGGCAGACGGTATGGTGGATGTAGAACTAGATCCCAAACACTACGAAACAGCACTGAATCGCAGTCTGGCAATTTTCCGCCAGCGCAGCGACAATGCTGTAGAAGAATCGTATGCATTTTTAACCCTAACAGAAAGTACTAACGAATATATACTGCCCAAAGAAATACAACAGGTACGTCAAATATTTCGTAGATCAGTAGGTTCAAGAACAGGCAACGGCACAGGTGGCACAGTATTTGAACCGTTTAATCTAGCCTATACCAACACTTATTTGTTATCATCAACAAATATGGGTGGATTATTGACCTATGAACTGTTTGCACAATATCAAGAACTAGTAGGAAAGATGTTTGGCTCTTATATCAACTTTACCTATCATCCACAATCTCGCAAGCTGATCATACATCAACGTCCACGCGGTGAGGAATCAGTGATGCTACAAGTCTACAACACCAAACCAGATTTTGTCATAATAGACGATGTATATTCTGGACAATGGATCAAGGACTATGCTCTGGCTAACTGCAAGATGATGCTAGGACAAGCTCGCAGCAAATTCGGTCAGATTGCAGGACCGCAAGGCGGCACACAACTGAATGGCACAGCACTGATTACAGAAGCTCAGACTGAGATGGAAAAGCTCATCGATGATCTTATGAAATTAGTGCCTGGCGGCTCGGGTTATACTTGGATCACTGGTTGACAACATAATCCCACGCATGTTATACTGTTCTTAATTGGAGAACATTATGATCATAGGCGTATGCGGTTTTATCGGTTCGGGCAAAGACACTGTGGCCGACTATCTAGTTAACTTCCACGAATTTCGCAGAGAAAGTTTCGCATCAACCCTCAAAGATGCTGTGTCAAGTGTATTTGGCTGGGATCGAACCATGCTCGAAGGCAGAACCAAGGAAGCACGTGAGTGGCGTGAACAAGTAGATCCTTGGTGGGCTGAACGCTTAGATATGCCCACACTTACTCCCCGTTGGATCCTACAATATTGGGGCACCGAAGTATGCCGTAAGGGCTTTCATGATGATATTTGGATCGCGGCTCTGGAAAACAAACTCCGTAATTCCAAAGACAATGTGGTAATTAGTGATTGTCGATTTCCTAACGAAATTTCCAGTATTCGTAATGCCGGCGGCAAAATTATTTGGGTACAACGAGGCATGCTGCCAGACTGGTATAATCTAGCAGTGGCCGCTAATCAAGGGCATAATTGGGCAGTGCAGGATCTTAAAATGCAAAAAATCCATGCCTCAGAAACTGCCTGGGTCGGTACCAAGTTTGATGCTGTAATTGATAATAATGGGTTGATTAGTCAACTGTATATGAACATGGAAGATCTAATCAATACATTTAATAATCAGCAACAAGATCTCCTTGTCTCCATGTAACGCCCTCTTTGCCT